ACATGGTATCGGTATACCCAGACATGTTCCCAGAGGGCATGACTAAGCCAATGATTGCCAACTTCGTTGATGTCGTTGCTCGTGACTTGGCTGAAGTTCTAGCACCATTGCCATCGTTTAACTGTCAGACACCTGACGTAACATCTGACAGGGCAAAGAAGAACGCTGACTTGCGTTCCATGATTGTCAACAACTACGTTGAATTTTCTGGGTTACAAACTCAGATGTATACAGGCGCAGATTGGTATAATACCTATGCCTTCCTGCCGTTTGTTGTAGAGCCTGACTTTGAGGCTCGTATGCCACGCATTCGTGTAGAAAACCCATTGGGTGCTTACCCAGAATATGACCGCTACGGACGATGTGTTTCATATAGCAAGCGTTACCTGAAATCAATCGGTGAACTTATTGTTGAGTTCCCAGAGTACGAACGCCAAATCCTTGGTGGAGAAGACCGTCGTAACTACGACCTAAGCACTCTACTTGATTTGATTCGTTACGAAGACAAGGACCAGGTAATCCTGTTCCTTCCACAAAGAGGAAACCTTCCCCTCCGCAAGGCTAAGAACCTACTAGGTAAACTAAGTGTTCGTATTGCCAAGCGTCCTGGTATTGATACCGAAGACCCACGTGGTCAATTTGACGATGTAATTTGGGCACAGATTGCTCGTGCTCGCTTTAGCCTTCTAGCCATGGATGCTGCTGAGAAATCAGTTAATGCGCCAATGGTTGTTCCACAGGATATGCAAGAGTTTGCATTTGGTCCTGATGCAGTCATGCGTACTGCCAATCCACAGGGTGTTCGCCGTGTTGGTCTAGAGATTCCAGTAGGCGCTTTCCAAGAACAACAGATTCTTGAACAAGAAATGCGCATGGGTGCTCGCTACCCAGAAGGTCGCTCAGGAAACATTAACGCATCCGTAATTACGGGTTCTGGTGTTCAGGCACTTCTTGGTGGATTTGATTCCCAAATCAAGGCTGGTCAGCAAATCCTTGCAGAAGCACTGCAGGATGTAATGGCTCTAGCCATGGAAATGGACGAGAAGTTATTTGCTGGCGAAAAGTCAACACAGATGACTTACAACGGCGCTCCTTATGTTTTGAAGTACAGTCCAGAAAAAGACATCAAGCAAGATTACAGCGTGCAAGTACGCTACGGTCTGATGTCAGGTCTTGACCCATCACGTGCCCTTATCTTTAGCCTTCAGGCACTACAGGCAAACCTAATCTCACAAGAATTTGTAATGCAGGAACTACCTTGGAACGTAAACGTATCCAAGGAGATTGAACGCATTGACATTGAAAAAATGCGTACCGCCCTTATGGGTGCACTAAGTGCAACATCTCAAGCAATTCCACAGATGGCTGCTCAAGGACAAGACCCATCAGATATCGTGATGAAGATTGCTCAGACTATTGATGCACGCCGTAGTGGCAAGAGCGTAGAAGATTCCGTAATGGAAGTATTTAAGAAACCAGAACCAGAACCAACACAGGAACCAGCAGCCAATCCAATGGATATGTTAAACCAGATGGCTGCAACCCCACAAGCCGCCCCAGGTGAGGGTGCTCCAGTTGAAGCACAAGCATCCGCAACTATGGGTGGTGCTCCTGTAGAAGCAGCCCCTGGGGCACCTAGTATTCAGGATATCTTAGCGCAACTAGGTGGATAATGACTACAATCATTGCCATTAGGGATAGCAAAGGCTTTACCTTTGCAGCAGATGCACAAGTAACTGATACCGAGCGACCATACATGCACAGAAGCATGAAGAAAATCGTTGAAGTTGGCGATTACGTAATGGCTGGTGCAGGTAACTCACGATGCTGTGACGTTATTTTGTTTGGCTGGAAGCCACCAGCATATGACGGAACAGAGCACTATGGCTTCATGGTGTCAAAGTTTATTCCAGCGATGCGTAGGCATCACGAAGATTCTGGTATTACTTTAAAAGAAGATGAAGACTTTGTTTTCCTAGTTGGTTTCAACGGGAGAGTATTTCATGTCGCTGGTAATTATGCGGTACTAGAAACCAATACTGGTTTGTATGGCATAGGAACTGGCGCAGCGTATGCACTTGGTGCTCTAGCCCAAGGTGCAACTATTCCAGAAGCAATGAAGATTGCTAAGAAATTTGATATTAATACTGGTGGAAAAATCCAGATAGTTGAAAGAGGATAATCATGGCAAGTGGTGGTCTGCGTACACAACGCACAAATACTGCAGCAAAACCAGTATCTGGTCCAGGAAGTCTTTCACAGCGCACCGATATGGACCCAATGCCAAATGGTCAGCAGCCAACACCTGCATCTCCATCGGTTAAAGTTCCTCCAACGGCGCAGCCAATGACAAAATTATTTGACCCAACTGCACGACCAGACGAACCAGTAACTGCTGGTGCTTCGGTAGGTCCAGGTTACACTCCACCAAAAGAACCAATACAGGGTCGCTACGCAATGGTGTCAAAGTACATGCCACAGTTCCAGGAACTTGCACGTACAGAAGATGTACCGCAGTCTTTTAAAATTTTTATGCGATACGTTGAAGCAGCGAATCGTATGGGTGACTAATGCAGATTGCTAGAGACGTAGCCGCTTTTGTAAATGTCTTTGGAGTAAAAGACCCAGATTTTATTGTCACTATGGCAACGGTACCTTGGGCTTCTGAAGATGAACGCAATGGTTTTATTAATGAAATTGTTGAAATGAACAATGGTTCTCTTTTCCATGACACAGAAAGTGGTAATGAATAATGTCACTTTTTGATTTAACAGCACCTAAAAAACCTAGCAATGCACAAAAACTTATTACTGCTGCAGCAAATTGGGCTACTGGTATTGGTGGCGGATTAGTTGGTGGATATGCTTCGCAAAGAGTTGGAACAACTTTAGCAGCAAGTGGCAGAGTTGATGATGAAACACTTAACGCTTTAACACTTCAGGCTCAAGCCCTTACTGATGCTTCACCAGAAAAAGCATTAAATGCTCTTGCTGCACCTTATCGTGTTCTTGTAGCACGCCCACTATCAACAGCCTTTCTTGCATCTAACCGCAAGTACCAGCAAGATGTAACACAGCAACAATCTACCGAAGGTTTTATTCCAGCGGTTGATATTGCTTTATCAGCAATTCAAAATCCTGAAGCATGGCGCAAGGCTTGGCTTGATGCACGACACGTATCACCAGGTCAGGCTATTGTTGGTTATGCTGGTGATAACATTGATGGTACACAGGCTACGGATAAAATTGACTGGACAAACAAAGAACAAGTTGATGTTTACTTTAGCCAACTAAAGGGATTAAAATACGTATCTGGCGGAATTGACTTTGCTCTAAACGTTGTTGGTGACCCAATAGTTCTTGCAGGTGCAGGTGCAGGTACTCTTACACGTAAACTTATTACTGTTCCAGTTACTAATAAAAACATTGTTAAAACTGTTTCAAATATTGATGATGCTGTTGCTGGTAAACCATCTCCATGGAATGTGCAGTTTGGTTACTATAAAGAAAATGCTGATAACCTTGATGCTATTCTCGCACATACAACAGTTGCAGGTAACGTACCTCTAGGTAATCAAATTCAAAAGGCTGCAAAAATTGCCGTTGAAACTGGAGACAATACCAAACTTGGTGAAGTGTTAAAAGTTGCCGTAGGTGATAGCAAAACCATTGATGAACTTATTTACTCTGACTATCTTCTATCTGCAGACGAAGCAATTCTTCTTAAAGAGACTGAATCAATTTTAAATACTGTAAAGTATCTTGATGAGGTAAGTCCAATTACTGGCACCGAGAGTGCAATGTTGTTGAAACTACAGCGTGATATTGCTGCAAAGCATTTTGAAAGAATCAGTGCCGATGCTGCGGATGCCACAACACAATACAACATTACTAGTGAAATTATTAAAGAAACACCAGTTGGTTCAATAGCACGTCAGACTACTTCGCCTTTTGGTGTCATAGAAAGTATGCGTGCAAAGGCTGCTTTAACTTACTCAAATCAATATTGGGGAATTACAGAAGAAACTGGTCGTTTTTCAAAGGTAGCCCACGCACCATCAAAGTTCTTCCATTACTTAAGTCCATCAGCACGCTTAAAAGAAGTACCTGCAGGTCATACACCACTTGGTGGTATTGCTGGTGACAGTTCTGCTCTTGAGTATGCTGCACGTGTACGTCAATGGGGTGCTTTGACTGGTAAGTCTGGCAAAATTCAAAAGAAATATTCAGATTTATACGGCACCTTGCAGACAAAAACTTCACGCTTCCAGCATTTAGAAAAATGGGACGAAAAGGCAATGAAAGATGTTGTCGTTTCTCGCATGGCAGATGAAATTACTTCACCTTTACGTAAATCAATTATTGCCGAAGTCGGTTCAGTATTTGCCAAGACCAGTGTTACACGTCGTGAGCGTTTAATTAAAGAAGTAGTTGAAAGTAACTACACCATCAATGATGGTATTGGCGGAACTGTACTAATTAAACTTGTACAAGACACCGTTGAGGAATCTGCACTACAGATTGCTAAATCAAAGCGTGGTGCTTCCGCTAAACCAACTGCAGATGATATTGCTCAGGCTAAAGCAGCCCTTTTAGATTCTTATTCTAAAGTTCCAGTACGTTCATCCCAAGTTCCTGGTGCACACTTTGGTATTAACCTTGTAGAATTTGATAATGCTATTGCTGAAAATGCCAGTCGCATTAAATTAATTGTTGATGAGATTGAACTTGCAATTCAACTAGACCCAAGTCTTTTAAAGAACAACAACTGGGCAAACTTAATTAAACAGGCTTCTGAAGATGTTTTAAAAGCAGAAACCATCACCGAAAGAGTTACAACATCTGGTGCTCGCATAGCAAAAGATAATTCTCTTAAACTTCTTGATGTAATTTATAGTGATATTTGGAAGCCAACAACTCTGGCTAGTTTCCATTACACGACACGTAACCTAGCCGAAGGCGGAGGTCGCTCTGTTGCTGTTGCATTAGAAGTATCACGTGATTTTGATATTCCAGTAACGCAAATTCTACGCTCCTCATACTCTGAGGGTGTAGCAAGTCGTGTATTTAAAAATATTGACGTTCGTGCAGAAGCAAAAAGCAAGCGTATTCAAATTAAATTTCTTGAAAAAAATATTGGCAAAGAAATTGTTGCTAAGAATGGTGCAATAGTTGAAGCACTATACCAAAGCAACGACTCAGCGCTTGCTGCGCTTGGTGAAACTTTAGTTCAGGCTGACGATATTGCTAGAATTTACAGCAACTCAGTGTTACACAAAGATGTTGTTGACTTTGCACGTAACTTAAGTTACCGTTTATCAACTGCAAAAGACCGTTCTTCAAATATTAACACCCAACTTTACACACATCTTGTAAACAATGACGTTGATGCTGCCTGGGAAGTCATTGCTTCCGCTGGTGAAGAGTACACAATCCGCACACTTGGTGCATTCCAGGGACGTTTGCGTAAAGAACGTGTAGAAATTAATAGAATCATAAGTAGCCCTGCCTTTGCGTCCATGCCAGCAGGTATGCAAGACTCCTTAAAGAACATGGGCGAGATGCTTAAGGCTACTGATATATCCTTACAAGCAGTTGCAGTCGCAGCCGTTGGTAAAGCAGGAATGCGAAACAAACTTGAAGGTTTAATTAGTGGCGTTAACATAACACGCAATATTGAACGTTCAGCCGAAGGTGAATTTGAATTATTCCCTGGCTCAGGACTTATGACTTCCGATGCTTTTGCTGGTGCACTTGGTGCAATCATGCGTAAAGAGTCAAGTGCTTCCGCATCTGGTGCCTCCATTGTTCTAGATATTAACCGTGGAACTATGGGTGTTTTAGTTAACGGTAAAGTCAGGCGTGGAATTGTACGTCCTTACGACGATAAAGGACGCATTAACATTGAGTGGGCTGGTAATGCTTCAGACTACGCCAACCGCCAGATGTTTGATGAGTCAACACGCCGTCTTGCAATGATTGATGTCAAGAATGGTGAAAGCATTGACACTGTTGTTACATGGGCTAAGTCACGTAATCCTGATGCCATTGCTTGGCGCAAAGAACTTGAACATGAAATTGAAAGCATTGGCAATACAAGTCCAGACCCTATCGCAGAAATCATTGTGCGTAACGCACAGTTTGTTGAAGGTACTCTGCCAATGTACAGTGCTGATGGAAACGTTATTTCTCCTTTACTTAATGAAGCAGGAGAACCTATACTTACTGAGGCTGGTAAACTAATACCAGGAACTAACATTGTTGCTGAAGAATCAGGTCTACTTGTTCCAGGTCTTCGTATTAAAGCGCTTGAAGGTAAGTTAACTCCAGAAGACATGATGCTTATTCCTGAGCGTCAACGTGCATCGGTTAATGGTGCCACAGTTGAACGCAACAATGGCAATCTATGGCGGCGTGGTGTGCAAACAATGTTCAAGTGGATTGGTTCACTTCCTGAAGATACCTTTATTCGTCATCCGTTCTACCGAATGATGTTCCAAACCGAACAGCGCCGTATTGCTGGTTTGTGGAAAACACAGGGACGTTCAAATGACTATATTGATGCCCACCTAGATGAGTTAAGAGATTCAGCACATCGCTTTGCATACAAGCAAACGATGGAACGCTTATACTCTGTACAGCGTAAGACTAATCCAGCACATGCACTGCGCTTTGCATCACCATTCTACATGGCTAAGCAGAATTCAAATCGTTTTTGGTTTGGATATTCAATGCGTAACCCACAATTCATTGGTCGCTACCTACAATTCTGGTCAGCACCACAAAAGATGTTTGATGTTGAGAACGAAAATGGTCAAGATGTTGGTACACCTAATCCATTCTTCTCAGAAGGTATTGCTGCTAAGGTAACAATCCCTAATTTACTTGCTGATATGATGGGAATTCCACCAGACCAACGCTTTTCAACACAGTTGAGCAGTTGGGACTTGATTAACAACGGTTACATGCCATTCGTTCCAGAAGGTGGCGGTGGTGTGTTTGACGTTAGCATCTCCTGGTTATTCAACAAGGCTTCTGGCAAAGCGTACGACCCAGAACTATTACTAACTAAGTTTGGAATGGACCCAGAGTTAGTTCGCAAGTTAATTGCACCGTATGCTAATGCTTCAACAAACATTAGTGAACGTGACCAACTACTTAACTTCCTAATTACACCTAACTCATGGATGCGTTCTGGTCTAGCAGCAGCATCTGGTGCACCTGTTATCGGTGGCATTGCTGGCTTTGTTGACCCTAAGGCTAGTGAGCGTTTAGTAAATCGTACTATCAAGAACTACAAGTACCTTTACGAGCAATACCTAAATGAACAAGAGTACAATGTTGCCATTGATGAGAAGCAACAAAACGATGAACTTCAGGCTTTGTGGGCAGAGGCTAACTCAATGGCTATCAATGAGTTCCTTTGGGAAGGTTTCTTACAGGCTGCTCCAGGTATTGGTAGTGTAAAGATTGAAATGTATGCTGACCGCAAGGCTGCCGAACTTCGTGAATACGAACAACGTTGGGGTCAAGACGAGGGTATGACTCGCTTTGTGCAAGACAATACAAAGATGACACTTGATGGTGAAGTAACATCCTATGGTGAATATACCTACATCACAGCCAAGGCTGGTGGTGCAGACAATAACAAGTTTGGTGTGTTTGCCAGTCCGCAGACAATGCGTAACATTGAACAAAACCGTGAACTTTGGAACGACCTTTCACGTATCACTGGTGGACCTGATGGAACTCCAGACGGAAAGATTCTTGGTTCTTTGTTTAACGTTGGTGACAGACAGAAAGACTTCTCTGCCACAGTAAACAATAAACTGTACAAAGAGGGAATTAAACAAAAGGTTCCTCAATCAGAACAAGCAACCATTGCAATCGCCGTTGATACTGGTAACAGTGAATACTTTGCCATGCTTGATGGCTTTGATGCTGAAGCAGAGTCACTAGGAATTGTTCCTGGTTCCGATGCTTTTAACTCAAAGTACGGTAAAGATATTGATGATGCCGAGAAAGCATTGGGCGATAGAAACCCTATCTGGTTTAGAAACAGTGGAAGCATTAACCTTCTAAAGGCTGACAATAACGTTAAGACAATTCTGAATGCACTTGGCGATGAGAAGTTTATGTCAACTGTTGGAAAGAAGAGTCCAGTCGTTCAAGGTCTTGCAATGTACATGAATGGTCGCTCAAAGATTGTTGAAAGTAGATTGCAGTTATCTGAAGAAAGCAAGAATCCACTAGCAACAAACATCTATAGGACAAAGAAGTTCACTGGAATTGTTGCTGAAAAAGAAGCATTGGCGCAGAGTGTTATTGCTGAGTACCCTGAATTTGCCCCTTTCTATAACTACTACTTAAAGCGTGATGCACTATACACAGACGGCTTTATTGCGGAGATTAAATAATGGCTACCATTAGAACCGAAGTTACTACTGACCCACAAGATTTAGACAATAATGGTACCGTAACTCAATCTGAAAAGAATCGTTACCGTAAGGGTGAGCGCAAAGCACCTGGTGGTGGAACTACTGGTGGTGGTACAGGTACTACAGGTACCACTGGACCAACGGGTCCTGCTGTTGTTAAGCCTACGCTTCCTGCTGGAACAACTGGACGTAAGATTGAAGATACCGATATTCTCTGGGGAACTGGAGAATACGGCGGTGTAGTTAGTTATAAGTCTAAGGGTGCTGCCGAAAACTACCTAACAAAAGATGCTCCAGAGTATGAAACTATTAAAGCAAGTTACGATGCTTGGGGTAAATCAGTTTATGGTTCACGCACAAGTCTTGCTGGTTTCTGGAAAAAAGTAGTTGGCGCCGCACAATCAACTGCCACAACTCCATGGGCTGTTCTTTCCAGTTATAACTCTCAGTTTCCTGGTGGTTCACTAGATGGTACAACTTCTCCAGTTGGTACAGAAACAGGTGCAGCAAAGTTTGTTGGTACTAGTCGTTCTGACTTAGATTACTTTATTGATTCAACAATTCAGGCTGCGTTTAATCGTCCTGCCACAGCGCAAGAAAAAGATATGTTTGCTAAGCAGTATTCTGCTGGTGAAAAACTTGCAAACAAGCAAGCACGTACTGGTAAAGGTCCTGGTTGGTCTAAAGATAAATACACCAAGGATTTCTTAACTAACAGTTTACGTTCATCTTTAGGTGTTGAGCCTGATGCACAATTACTTGGTGATGCTGGTGGTATTCAAGACCAGTTAGAACAATATGCTGCAGATATGGGTTTAACTAAAACTCTTCGTGGTATTAATAGCGACGTAATTCGTGTAATGCAAGGTGAAAATATTAATGATGTTATGCGTAGTTATAAGGACGAAGCAATCATTATGTTTAAACCATTGGCTGACCGCTTAAGGGCTGACAACCCAGCAAACTTAAAACAAGGACTTAAGGTTAAGGACATTCTTAGCCCTTACACTTCATTCATTGAAGACCTTACAGATAAAGTTCGTGGCTCAGTAAAACTTACTGACAGCATTGTCCAAAAAATTATTAGTTCTGATATTCTTCCAGATATGGGAACTGTTAATCAATGGGTTCGTGATACTGATGATTTCGCTAAGTCAACAACGGCAAAGAAAGAAGCGCAAGACTTGGGAGTTTCTTTCCTTAAGGCTTTTGGATGGGGTAATAAATAATGGCTGATGGTTTTGAATATAACATTGATGTTTTCAAAAGCGTCCTTAGTTTAATGTTTGATGTTGAAGCACCAGAAAATCAGGCTTGGATTACTGCCGCTTTTAACTGGGCTAAGCCAAAGGTTGATGCTGGTGTTAGCGATGCTCTTATTCCTGACATGCTACTAAAGTCTAACGCTGCTAAAGAACCAGCAATGAAACCTTTCTATGACCGTTTTTCTTCTATGATTGCAGCCAATGAACGTGCCAAGGCAGCCAACAAAGAAACACCTTACGATACTATTTCAAACTATGTTCAAGCAGAACGTGACTACACCAAGGCTGTTAAGACACGCACAGGATTTGATGAGTTTACTAGCATTGACAATATAAAGAAATTTATTGACAATGACCTTTCTGTTCAAGAGGTAACTGACCGCATTGACAATGCGTTCTACGCTGTACGTAATGCTGATGAAACCTTGAAGAATGAAATTAAGAAGATGTTCCCTTCTGCTACCGATGCAGACCTGGCTAAAACTCTTGTAACTGGAAATGTTGATGCTTTGACTGGTGCTCAAAAGATTGCTCAAGCAGGTATCCAGGCTGCCGCAACAACCATTGGTTACGGTGGTATTGCTTCTAATGTATCTGACTTGCAGAAGCAAGGTGTGACACGTGAGACAGCCCTAAAGGGATTCCAGCAGGTTGCTCGTGAACGTGGCGGAATCCAACAAGCATCTCGTATGTTCGGTGGTACTGGACCAACACAGGCTGAACTAGAAGCAGAAGCATTGACTGGTGCAGAATCAACATCAGCCAAGCGTCTTCGTTCACAGGCTCGTGCACAGTTTGGTGGTTCCTCTGGAATCGTTACTGGTTCGCTAGGTCGCAAGAAGCAAGTATAAAACTCTCGGTGGATTGACCGCCCCCACTGAGTAAAAGAGCGGTAGTACATACCAACCTACATACCCCTGTGTAGGAGTGAGACATGTACGAACAACAACTAATGTAAGGGAGATAGTTGCGATGAGCAACAATAATCAAGACTGGGACGATGACTTTGAGTTTGAGGACTTTGATGATGCACCACAACGTGGTTCATCTGATGATGTGCTCAAGAAAGTCCGACGTGCCGAACGTGCAAAAGACAAACAACTCAAAGAGTTGCAATCCGAACTGGAAGCATTGCGCAAGTTCCAACGGGAAGCAACAATTAGCCAAGTCTTGGCGGAGAAAGGTGTCAACCCAAAGGTTGCCAGATTCATTCCAGCAGATATTGAAATGTCCTCGGACAGCATCAGTAACTGGCTGACTGACAATGGTGAACTATTTGGTGTTGCTGCACCTACACAACAAAACGCAGTTGATGTCAATGACATGGCTGCATTGCGTCAAATAGATGCAGTAACATCTGGTGCTATTTCTCCAGATGACGTGAATGATGCTTTCAACATCATGAACAACGCTGGCTCTGCGGAGGAGTTACTTAACTTCCTCTACAGTCAAGGCGCAGAATAAATCGCAAATAATCTAACCCCTAAGGAAATATACTATGCCGAATACAGGCTTATCAGGTGGTAGTGCAGCAACTAACGGTGGTCTTGGTGGTGGCGCTTACGCTTCCGCTAACAACGTTGGTGCTTTTACTCCATCAAACGCCGCAGGTCTAGTTCAGAAGGCTTACGACCGCCTTGTTGAATTTGAACTACGTGCAACCCCATTGCTACGTTCCGTAGCGGACAAGAAGCCAGCACGTCAGGCAATGCCTGGTTCAAGTGTTGCGCTACAAATCTACAACGACATGGCTATTGCTAACACTGCATTGTCAGAAGATGTAGACCCAGCAGCAGTATCACTTGCTACTCCAGACATCGTGAACGTAACTCTAAATGAGTACGGTAACGCAACTGTAGTAACTCGCAAGTTGCAGTTGCTATCTCTTGCAGACGTTGACCCTGCTGTTGCAAATATCATTGCATTCAACATGGCTGACAGCATTGATGACCTTGCTCAGACTGCCCTACTTGCTGGTACTAACGTACTTTACGCAACTGGTGGTTCAACTGTAGCAACAACAACCTCAGGTATCACTTCAGATGACACAATCACTGCAGCAGATATCCGCAAGGCTGTTGCTAAGTTGCGCACGAACAAGGCTAGTGGACGTAAGGGTTCAATGTACTGGTGTGGTATTCACCCAGAAGTTTCACATGACCTTCGCTCACAGGCTGGTTCAGCCAACTGGCGTTTGCCACACGAGTACTCCGCAGCAGAGAACATCTGGGCTGGAGAAATCGGAAACTTTGAAGGTGCTTACTTCATTGAATCCCCTCGTCTAAAGAAGGGCAATGACGGTGCTTCAAGCATTCCTGTCTACCGCACCTTCCTTGCAGGACAGCAAGCACTTGCTGAGGCTGTAGCCGAAGAACCACACGTGGTTATTGGTCCAGTCGTTGA